CAATCGGCACCTGTTTGCGCTCTGGATAGACGCGATCCCAGCTACCAGCCGCCTCAAGCTCGGCGTTCGTCGGGAACTGACCGGCAATCGTGCCGGCAGCCGTGAACGAAAAGCCCTGCGGGTGCAGGATGAACTGGCGACGGGTGTACAGAATCTCCTGACCAGTGCCGTTACCGGCATCAGGATTGCGATCCGGCTCCACAGGCACAGCCACCGGCGATTCCGCATAAGACACCGCACCCTCTGCAAACAGATAGGTGTGGTATTTGACGCGGTTTGTGCCGGCCACGGCTGGCATGCTGTCATCCTTGATGACCCGATAGCCCAGATAAGTCGGGAACTGCACTTTGCCCTGACTGTCGGGGATAAAGTCGATCAAGTCTTCTTTCAGAAGCCGGTTATAGACCACCGAGTGCATCGCAATCGCACTCAGCGAATCCGCCGCATCGCCCATCGTGCCCTGCGCATCAATGATGGCCTCGGCAGAGATAAGCTCAGCAGCAGTTATCGCCCCAGCGCCATCTGTGCCGATATCGACAACCATATCGTTGCTGTCGTTGGCCACGTTGTCCGCAATGATGCCGCGCATAGACGAGATCAGATACCGCTGGAACGACCGGCCCCACCACGGCGCAACGCGACTGGCGATGGCCTGCATCGGGTTTTCGCCAATCATCTCGCGCACCAGGTCCATATCAGACCAAGATTTGGTGCGGATATTGCGAATGCCGATCTGTTTGAACGAACCGATCTTATCCGGTGTGCTCTTAACCGCCGGATCATCCGAACCAATGCCGGCTTCGGTTGCGTCAGACAGGTCAGAGAACGAGGGAACGTTGGTCGTTTGACCGCCGCCTGCGATGAAAGCCTGCAAGGCAGGGTCTTCCTTGATGATGCCAGACTGGAAAAACGCAGTCTTCTCCATCGTTTCGGTCATCATGTACGGGAAGAAAACCTCCGGCACGATGACATCAGAGAGGCGCGTAGTCGCCATTTGGATTGCTCCTTACGAAAAAGCGCTAAAGGCCGTAGAGCGCAGGATTCTTGCCTGCCGCCTGAATGAGTGCCTTGGCGCGTTTCGGGTCGCTGCGAACGATCTTGCCTTGCTCCGTGAGGTTCTGCTTGCCGTCTGCGAAGGGGTTCTCCGTCGCGGTTGGACCGGCATAGACAGCATCCTCGGCGTAAAGCTGCTCACCAATGGTCGCGAGCATCTGAGTGATCTTGGCTGACGCCACTTCGCCTTTGTCCGTCATGAAGCCAAACTGCTTCAATTCGTTGCGAAGTTCCTCTCCACCTAGCTGCCGAATGGCACGATCCGCCAACTCAACGTTGCGCTGATACTTCTCAGAGCCGGGATCACCCCAAGCCTTGATCAGCTCATCATGCGCACCGGTGACCTTGGTGGCCGTGTCCTCGACGGCGGTGGAGTATTGTTGACCGGCCTGCTGCACATACTTGTCGTGCATCATCGCGGCCTGCTTCGGCGTCAGCCCAGCCTCATGCGCCCACGTTTGGAATTCCGTTTTCAGCGTATCATCGTAGGGCATGTCCTCGGGAACGCCTTCGGGGAGCTTGAACTCATACCCATCTGGCGTCTCAGGACGGCCCAACTTGCTGTAAAACGCATCCCAATCTTCTGGCTTTGCATCTTCACTGGGTGGAACAAGGGCCTTCGATGCGTGAGCTTCTAACTCCCGATAACCGTTCAGAACGGCATCAGGGCCTTTGTCACCCCACTTCTTCGCTTCGACCAAGCTGCGGTTGTCTTCGGAAAGGCCAGCCAGCCAGTCGCCTCCACCATCACCAGACCCATTAAGCGTGGTGGAGGTTTCACCGGCGCGGTTGTCGGTTGTCGCTGCGGCTGCTGCATCAGCAGTTGCAGTGGCTTCCGGCCCATTCGCGGTTGAATCGGTCATGTGTATCCCTCTTGGTTGTCGGCCTCTTCTTCGGCCTGAACTGCCTTAAACAGCGCTTGGCGCTGCTCCGGCGTGTGCACTGACATGGACAAGATGCGACGCATCAAGTCGCGCCGTCCGTCAGCAAAAGCGCGGGCTGTCGCTGAGACGTTGGCGTCCTCAACGGCGTAGAAGCCCGAAACATTGGTCAGATCGGCCAAGACCATCTCAGCGTCTTCGCTGGTGGCGTTGCCGGTGAACGTGGCTTGATAGGCCTGCGCCAGACGCAACTGCGCCGCTGCCCGGCGGCGTTTGCCAGGTTCAAACAAGCTCGCGAGGCTCTGCATGCTATCCGGCTGCTGCCGCCGCTTCGGCCAGCATCTCAGCCATCTCAGGGTTTTCGTTCGCGGCCTGGCTCACATCACTCATAGCTTGGCTTGCCGCCGAAGCTGATTGCGATGTGCCTTGAACCAATTGCATGGCTTGCTGTGCAGCCACCATCTGTTGCTGGTCAGCACGATTGGCGCGAATTCTCTCAACGCTTTCATCGTCGCGCATCATGCCAGCAGGCGCGCCAACCACCTCGCGGGTAATGTCGAGAGCCTTCTCTTCATCGATGCGATCCAGCACAGCAGGACTGCCCTTAAGCTGCGCCAGCGCGCCGGCCATCTCTAGCGTCTGCTGAATGCCCAGCACCTCATTGGATCGGCGCATACGATCGAGCGGCGAGGTGAACTTCACCTTGATTTCGCGATCTTGAAGCGTCTCAGGCGGCGCAAGGCGACTGCCAGTTTCAAACGCACCCTTGCGGGTCATGATGGCAAACTCACGCTCGATCATTGAGGCAAGCGCACCGTGAATCTTCGCGCCCGCTGGGCCGAGCAACTGCGCTTTTTCGTCTGCGCGGATCATCGCCGCCGTCGCGGTGCTGTCAGGCCGATCGATCATCGCCTGGAACAGATTGATGTAGAGGCTCTCGCGCAGGTTCTCTTTCTGCGCATTCAATATCTCAAGAGCGAAGTCGGGCCGCTGCGCCGTCACCAACGGGCGAACACGAAACTCACCACGCTCATCCAACGCACCGGGATTCAGAGCGCGCGGATTGAGATTAGGCCGCTTCATCTGGCCATCGGCAACCGTTGCTAGCGGCGGATCGGTCCATTGCTGGAAAGCACGCAAGCCGTGCTTGGACATGTTCTGAAAACGACGAATATCGGCAAGAGCCTGCATGACAGGGCTTTCGCCATAGGCGCTGTCGTCGCGCTGCTCCCAGTAAAACACGTGATAGGGGAACTCGAAGAACCCGCCATCGGTGATCAGGTGCTTGGTATCGACCTCAAGCCAGTACGTGGCAAAAGGACTGTTGCGATTGCTGCCGCGCGAGGATCCCGCCTCAGCTCGCGGCATCGTGGCATGCAGCAGATCAACGGGCTCATCGCGCCGCTTTTCATCCTCAGCAGCGGCCTTGACCTTTTCCGACACCTTATCCGCGCCGAACTTTTCAACCAATTGGCGTGCCGTCATCGAAAAGCGACGAAAATTGGTATCTGTTACGCCTTGTGCGTTGGTTGCCAGGTAGCATTGCGCAAGCGGGATGTGCCGATAGTAGACCGGCACGGCAACGCCGCTTTGGTTCGCAGCGCCGAACGCCTCTTCGGTTTCAACAATGGCTGTGCCAAAAGCGATCTGGCGACGTAGCGAACTCTGAAACGCTGTTTGGAAACCTGAGCGCGGGTCATAGCGTGCCGTGAACTGATAATCACGAACCCGTTCGAGCCATTCCTCGTCGGCATCAACCAAAGCGGCACCAAACGGATCATCAACGTCCAATCCGTGCCACTTTTCAGCCTGCGGCGCGGTCAAACTCTCCATGCCGGCGGCAAGGCGCGTCACCAAAGTGATGGACGAGCTATCAAACACCTCCGGCGCACGTTGCACAGCACGCGATCGGTTGTTGAGCTTCTGATCAAGGCGGCGAAAGTCATGCCGGTTTGAGCTTGTCTCAGCCTGCGGCAGACAATAGCGCGCGATCTCATCCCAATCGGCTTCAAAGCCCTGACGGTCATCGGACAGTTGTGCTGCCCGCGACATGAGATCAGCGGCGATGGTCATGCTTAAGCAGCCCGACCTGTGCCGTTAGACTGTCCAAGCAGTGTCGCGCGCCCACCAACCTGATCAAAGCCAGCAGCGCCTGTGCCGCTCGTGAGAATGGTCGAGCGACGGCCTTGGCTTTGCCTTGCGCGTCGGCGGTCCTCTTCTTCCCGCGCACGCATTTCTGCACTGTCGCCATCCCGCGTTGCAGGCGGCGTCGGCGCCGGTGCTGGCTTAGGCGCTTTCATGAAGCACATGCTCAAAATCCTTCTTCAACCAAGCCCAAAGTTCGTAGTCTTCGCCGTCACGCCCATACCCCTCGCAAAGCCCCTCGCGACGAGCGCCAAGACCGGCAAGCCAGTGATGAGCAATGTCGTGATCGACCAGCGATCGCACCTCAACGCGCGTCGCACCCGCCTCAGGCAAGGCGCGAGGCCACACACGCTTGGCAAAGCGCGATACTGCCGGAATGGTTCGGCGCATTTCGTTGGTTCCGAACGCCCAAGCCGACCAAAGCCACGGCGTCACGGCAGACTGTGGTGCAACACCAAAGGCACAGGCAGGCGATCCTTTGTAAGACGCAACCCAAGCAAAGCCTTCGGGCGATGCCTCAAAGCACATAAGCCCCGCGATGCCTGGCGCCATCCAATCGGGCAGCACGCCAAGCACCTCGCGCTGGTCATGCTCGCGCATGTTGACTGCAACGTAGGTCACATCCCGGCGCGTTGCCGGATGAATCTCGATCACGTCAAATGGCTGATCAGCAGAGCGGTGCTCGCCACACCGAGCCCAAGTGATGCGATACTCAGCGCCTCGGGCACGAAGCGCAAATGATAAACCTGCCAAGCGACATAGGCTGCGCCGAGCGACAGCATGGACGACACCATCACAAACGGCGCATCGGACCACATGCCACCAGCGAACAACATGGCGCAGTAGATCGCGCCGAGCATCGCAATGATGAAGCCGCGGCTTTCGTCACTCATACGGATTCCAATCATCTTCTGCGGTTTCGGCCCAAGCGTCCATTTGCTGTGGCAGCGTGATCGGCATGGCGCCGCGCCTCGACCACGCTTGCACAATGGCATCAGCATCATCAGTCGATGAGCCAAGGCGTTTTTTGATCTCTTCCTTGGACTCCACCTTGATCGTGGTGCCCTTCAATTCCCAGCGCGGAGCCGTCAGTTGAGCGGTCACCTGGGTATCTGGCGGCAGGGCAACATTGTCGCCCTCTTTGGGATCAAGCGCCTCACGCATCCGCCACCACCACTCAGCGCGCTGGTTCAGGAACGTAAGGTTGTTTCCCTTGGCGATGCCGCCTGATTTGCCACTTGCGATGAGTCCGGCGCAGCCGATGCTCATATGCGTTTGCAAGTGCTCCTTAGCCGAAAGCCCCCAGCCCCCGGTTGCATCAATCGACATGTCCGCACCGTTGCGGCGGTGCTTAACCATCCACTGGGCCAACGTTTGACCGTCAGTGATTTCGCGGCCTGGTTTGCGAAGCATTGCCTCAAACAAGGCATCTTCACAGAGCCGAGCAATGGTGGCGTTGTCAGCGCCGCCCATCGCCGCATCACACGACAGATTAAGCATGCGTGGTTGGCGTCCACCCAACTCCTGCATCTTGCGCTTCCAGCGATCCTGAGCAGCGTAAACCCAGGCCGTTGGAATGATCTGCCAGGCATGATCTTCCTGCCCAGCGAGAAAGTCGCCATCCAGAAGCTGGGTGCGCATAGGCTCTGGAAGGCTGTCGATCTGGGCACGATAGCTGGTGTCGCGCAGGTATGGATTGTCATCCAACTTGGACGGGATGAACGTCCGTGAGCGAACCTCTTTCTGTTTGCCATCGATGATGACGTGATGCCCGCCAGTGCGCGCATCCTCGACAACATCATCACTGTTCACCCAAACAGTGTTAATCTGGTCTCCTACGCCTTCAAAGTACGCATACCGAAGCTCACCCGGCTCGGCCTTGTCCGCAAACATCGGATCAAGCCAAGGAGCAAA